ATTGTAAAGAGGAATTGAAACAAATAGAAAGTGGAGATATTGAGAATCTTTACATTTAATACAAAGGAACAAAAATGAAAAAAATAATACTACTATTAACATCAATATTCATATTAGCATGTGAACCGGTTATCGAATACGTCGAGATCGAAAAGGAGGTTATAGTCACTGAGACTGTAACCGAAACAGTGATTGAATATGTCGATAATGATGTGATTGTTACGGAAACTATAGAGGTTGAAACGGTTACTATTGAATATGTAGACCGTGAAATTGTTGTCACTGAATATGTCGAGGTTGAGATTGAAACGACCAAATATATAGAAGTAGACAAGATAATTGAAATTATCACAGAAGTCGAAGTTGAAACTATTGTTATTGAAGAAAAAATAACAGAGATTTATATTGAAGTGCCTGTTGAGACGGTTGTCACTGAATATGTAGAAGTAGAAATCCCTGTAACAGAAACAATTATTGAATATGTGGATAGAATAGAAACAGTAGTGGAGTATGTAGACCGAATAGAAACCGTCACCGAATACGTAGATAGAGTCGAAACAGTAACCGAGTTTGTAGAAGTGGATAATATCGTATATAATGAAACAATAATTTATATTGAGAAAGAGGTATATATAATGGCAGTAGTAGAACCAATTAAAGAGTACGACAATTATATTACAACGGGTAATAAAGTATCAGGAGTTACAGAAACAGGATTTGAAGAAATCCCATTAATTAAAGATCTATTTAAAATCGATGGTGTTATTTATTTTAGTATAGATGAAAAAATGTATAGTCAGGTAAATAATGTAATTACTGAAATTGATATTTTACCAGAAGTTCCAGAATCAGAAAATATTGTATTTAATTCTGGAATCTATAAAGTGGAAAAGGCTGTTTACGGTGAAGAGGATATTTCAAAAGTATACAAAGGAACATCTAACCAAGCCAGATACATAATTGACGGAGCCTGTATGCGTGGAGATGATTTAATTTTTAGTTGTCCTATTGATACGGGGGATTTATTAAAAGGTGTTTGGATATGGACGGTTAATGGGTCGCCTAATCATATTATGGAAGGGCGGATCTGGTAGAGTAAAGCCCCTTAATTGGGGCTATTTTTATACAGCAACTTGAACAATTATATAACTTGCACCTACTGTGAATTCTTTTGAATGTGTTGTTGATCCTATTCTTGGGGTTCCGTTTACTCCGTCTGTGATAAGATCTTTTGCTTGAAATCTCCTAGAAACACCACTACCACTACTGTCTGACCTTTCTACAAATCCAGCATTTGCACCAACCCCTCCCCATGTTAAAAAAGCCCCAGATGCAGAATCTTGCAACTCTTGCCTAAACCCCTGCATCCGATCCGCCAAAACCTCACCCAAAACATCATTATCCCCACCACTAGACTGCGGAGTGATATGTCTTGATGCCATATCGATTAATGTTCTAGTCCCTAGATTATCAGGTGCCATTTCATCTAAATACGGATAACCTAATAATAACCCTTCTAAAATACCATTACCAGTAACAACAGTTCCATCTAAATGTATAAAATGTTCCTCATAATCCACGCCGTCAATTGTCTTTTTACCGACTAATAGATTTTGCTGATAATTTGCACTCTGTCTATCATGGACTGGATGCATATTACCGTCTACAGTATCACCGTTATATGCTAATTCCTGATACTCTTTATTAGATTTGCAAAAGAACCAATACAGTTTATTTGCTGGATCGTTCGGATTTTTATCAAAGTTCCCACCGATTCCAGTAGAACTATAAACATTCCCCTCTGAATTTCTAACCAAAGTACCAGCGTTAGCATAAGTAAATCCGTTATCCCACTCGGCTGCTTCACCTGAACCAGATATTGCGATCTTTAAAGCGTTAAAGAATTGTGACGACCCTATAGTTTCCGCAACATCATTGAGAACAATCCCTGCCTCAATAATAAGTCTATTAAAGAAGATGTAAGAATCATTCCTCATGTCTGCTAGTACTGGGGTTCCTGGAATCCCAGCTGATTTGTTAAGATATTTACCCGTCGGAAAATCCGTCTCTGGTGCGCCCGCATCGGGGTTTTTATTGAATAGATTAAATGCCATTATTTTGCTCCTATATGATATTATACAGTATTATAGCCCTAATTTAAAGCCAGAATAAAACCCACCAATAAGTCCAACGACTAAACCCCAGAAAAATATTTCAAGACTAGCCATAAAACTATCGGTGTTTTGCTCCTTCAAGGATGTTTCTTGTTTCGTTATCAATATCTGATCGAGTGCTGTTATTTGCTCTGAGATTGTCTGTTTTTTTTCCAAGAGACTTAATTCTGTTTCTAATTCCTGTATCGTTAACTTGTCGCTTGCTGTTAGACTTTCTGAGGTCTTTTGTAACTCCATTAATCTTTCGTATGCTTCGTCTGTTAATACGTATTCTGAAAATAATGATTGCGATAATAACAGCGACAATAACAATAATGATAATAGCTTTTTCCATAACATTTACGCCCCCACACTTTTATTATTCAATTTCTTTAATCCAAGTAACCCTAATATTAAAGCTGTGTTTGATGGTGCTAGAATTGTTATTAATTGGGGATCTTTCCAGACCGCAAAGCCTTGTAGAATAAAGTTAAGAATAAATCCAACCACGCCCAACGTTTTTTTTGTGGATTCGTACCACTTTTGTTTATCGTTCATACAGATACCATCCTTTTTTAAATCGGTATTTAAAACTTATCAATGATTGCTATTACTAACACGCCAATCATGAATAACGCACCACCACCAACTATTATATTCGAAATCAACATTGTACCATCAATTTTATTCTTCATTGAACAAACCCCGATCCATCCCAATTATACAAAGCAATTAAAATAACAACCCATATAACCTCTATAACCGATACTATGATATTTAAAACTATTACAGGACAAAACACCCATAAACTAACCATTATTACCACAGCTAAGACTATTAGTAATACAATCCAAGATAATCCATTTTTTAGTTTCATATTAAAACTCCTTTTTATTTTTTCTCCTCAAAATGATACGGGTCGAAATCTTCCTTTTGAAAGACTCCGTCGTCTGCCCAGTCTCCACCCCATTGAATTGGAATACCTTTCATATTGCAATAAGTCTTAAATGCACCACCAAGAGCCTTAGCGTGTTCTAAATCCCATGTAGCTTTACCGTTTATCCAAGGTACTAAATCGACAGCTAAACCGCTTTGATGTGCCGATTTATATTTATATCCGTCACAGTTGGAATAACCATCTATAAATTTCTGATTCTGTTGTTCTGCAGTTCTAAATGCACCGTCCCAATTAACTACAAAATCAATAGGCGTATAATTGATAAAATCTATGACCGCATATCTTAGGGTGTTTGATTTTAATGTGTGAATTATTTTTATTACTGAATTTGCCAAATGGTATTTTGCCATATTATCCCCCTGTAATAATTTTCTCAGCTATTATATAAAGGAGACCAATACCGACAGATCCAACACCAGCAAATAATATATTTATCTTAATGCTATTGCTACCAACAGGTTTTAATGCTTCTTTTAATGCTGAGATATCTAAAGTATTATTATCAATTTTATTTTCTAATATTTCGTCATGAAGGGTGGAGGATTCTATCATGGATTCAAATTTTTGTTTAAGCAATTCATGATTACCTTTTAATTTACCATTTGTTTCAGCAAGGGATTTATTTATCTCACCTTTGAATTCTGCCATTTCGGTATGGAGTTTTGTTAAAGATTTATTCATCTCTTCAAGTTTTTCATTATTACCCTGAAGCAATGTTATAATACGATCTATTTCTGTCATTGATAATTTATCCCCCATACGATGAACCTTCTAATTTATAGTATATATTATTTTTCATGGTAAAACAATAACATTATACGGGGGATATTTGGGCGTATTACAAGATTTTGTATTAAATGTGGTATTTTAATTATGTAAAAAATGTAACCTTTATATAACTTTGTTGGTTATTTAGTCGATTGAAAACCATCTTATTTCTTTTGTCGGTAGCCATCTATTTTCACCTGATTCTAATTTCATCCATAAATGATCTTTTCCAGGTCTTACCTCAGTACATGTAAAATCTTCCATCATGCCGTCAAACCATCTTACTTTAACTATTTTATTCGCTTTCATTCTTAATTCCTTTATTACTAATTTCAACCTGTTTATTGTACCAGACTCCAAGAGCTTCACCGTTTACAATTTCTAATTCTTTTTTAACTTTAGCAATTTCAGTATTGATAATATCAACTGTAAATTTATCTCTATCAAGTCCTAATCTCCATAGAGTAGAATCTTTTACGCTGGAAGGGATTTGTTTTCGTGGAATATCCATAGCTAAGTATTTTAGTATTAATAATTGTCGTTTTGTTAATGGTGTTATTTTTGAAAGTTTTTCTATGTTTTCTGGTTGTTTGATAACTGCTAAGTATAGGAATAATAAAATACCAGATATACCTATTATTAAAAGTACTAAGTTTTCAAAATCTACCCTTTCATAAATAAAGAAATTTAGAACTAAAAATACGGGCAATCCAGTAATTATTGCTAATATCGTTTTAGAATTATTAAAATATAGCAATGCAATAAAAAATCCAATTACAGGTTCTAAACCAATAGAGGGTCCACTCAAAATATAACCTACAGAAAACAAGTAAAACGAAATAGAATATAAAGCCCTACTCTCTTTTAAGATCGCTATTCCTAAAAATACAGCAATAACTAATGTAATCTGGTTCAATCCTATACCTTTAAATATTATTTTTTGAATATGGATTGACGATAACAACAGCAAAAGAGATATAATAATTGATTTTAAAATCTTATTCGTTACTATCATTTAGGTTTGCCAAATATTCTGAACTACAGGTTCACCACTTTTAGCAGCTACTGGATTTTCATAACCCTCAAACCAAGTATTGAAATTATCAATTTTTCCACCGTGGACTTCAATTATAGATCTAATAGGATCAGCTCTATAATCAGTATAACAAACCTCTCGACTTAGAAAGTCAACATAACTATACTCCAATACAATTAAATTATGTACTGCCATGTGAACCGGTTCTTTTACTGATTCTGGTAATTCTGATTTGTTGAATATAATGTCTTTACATTCTTCTAACATTTTTGGATTTAGTGGCATTATTTATTTTTTCCTTATTTTAGTATACTTAATATTGATGATCTTATCAGCGTCAGCTCTGAGCCAATAAACTTTCCTGTCTGGATCGTAATGTGGTGTTATTATTACTCCTCTTTTTTTTAAGAGATTGATTCTATAATTAATTGCTTGATACGTCTTAAGCTTTGTTTTTTCAATTATAGAATCGACCGTCTCATAATCTTTACCTAATACTAATTTTTCGTCCATACGATAAATATAGCTTGTAACTTGTTATATGTCAAGATTAAAGGGCGCCGACAATCTCGTTTATAGTAATTGCAGTTCTTGAAAGAGTAACAGTACCACCACCTTCAGATGTTATGTAAACTTCAATATAGTCAGTGTCTGATAATTGCACCGCACCAGCAAAACCGATAGCGCCTATGTCTGCTCCACCGGATATAAATCTATCAATTCCGATGCCTTCTTCCAGTACACCGTTTTTATACATTTCTACAGTTACAATATGATTACTTGCACTTGACGACATACTTGTGGAAAAGTGACCAAGAAACCATATATTAGAACGACCTGGAGCATCAAAAAAGTAGCGAGAGTTAGGTATATCAAGAGTAAAATCCTTAATAGTTTTGGCGGTTGTTGGGACTAGTAACTTTGTTGGGGTTCCTGCAACTAATGCAGGGGTAGTATATGGGGATGCTACAGGTAAATAAGTGTCTAATCTTGATGGGTTTGCTACAACTACAGGAGGTGCAGCACCGCTTGGTGTATCTGCCTGACTTCCTATTCGTTTAATGTTTCTATTTTTTTCTATCATGCGGATAACCTGACTTTTGCATCCTCTCCAACTGGATAGATATAAATATTCCTGAGAGTCACACCATCTTTAAACTCAATATCAGTTGTTAATGAATATTTCGGAATATTTAACCCAACTGGTGCGGATTCTAATAATGGATTGATAAATGTAACCCAGACAGATTGACTCGAATTAAATACTTTTTCCATTGTTGCAAAATTAACATTCTCAAATGCTAAATTCCACTGATCTTTTGTTATGACTTCTTCGGTTAATGCACCGCCAATTGTTAATGGTATTGCCATTATGTTCTCCTTTTATATTAATTAAATAAATTTTCCTGTACTACTTTCACCATCAAAATAATACCTCTGCCCATCTTTTAAAGTAATTAAAGCAGTCCATGATATCCTATCTGCAGAACGATTAAATGATTCAGCTTTTATTGATTTTGCGTCACCGTTTACAATCATAGTATTCAAACATGCTTCAATTTTCTGTGAGTTCCGTTTTAAAAAGTTTGATGTGATTGAGAGGCCGTTTAATTCTTCGTAGCCACCTGGGATTTGAGAGTTTGGAGGTTCGATTAAATTACCCCAATAGCCCGAATCTGTGCCGATAAGAATTAAGATTTCATTATTTAAACCAGATACCCTCTCATAGTCTCCACCACGTTTGACTAGATCACCGTTTTTGATTGCTGGTTCACCGTTATATTGACTGTTATTCATGGGTTTATTATAGCATGATAAAATAAAATAAAAAAGATTAGTTATAAGGTGTTATATAGTAGACATTAGTTTATATATGAAGTATTATGTAGATGGTTGAAGGGGTTAAGAGATGGAAAAAAGATTAGAAGATAAACAAAAAGTTATGGATTACCTTGGAAGAGTTCAAGCTAAAATTTTAAAAGAAAACAAATATTCTGTAATTTTTATTTTTAATGGTAAAACTTGTAAATTATCTTTCAGGAAAGGTAAAAGAAGTTTAGGAAGAACAAAAATGATTGATTATGACTGTACTTTGTTATCTTTAATAATAAATGACGAATATTGGTGTACATTTGAAGGCTTATATAATATAGAATTGTCGCTAACAAGGTTATTAAAAACAATTTACTAAATAAGCCCTTCGGGGCAAGGAGATGATATGAAGAGAATTATTTTAGTTGGGTTAATGTGTTTGGGGATGTCGGTTTTTGGGATTGATCATGGGTTAATTAGTGGGTTTGAGGTTGGATGGAATATCCAACAATCGAGGCTTACAGAAGATTCAGGAACATCTCTTTATGAAAATTATGACAATAGTCTTTATTTAAGGTTAAAATCAGGATATAGAGTTAATAACCTTAGAATCATAGGAACTTATGAAAACACGTTACAGGTATTAAAAATAGATAAATACAATCCAATTCAAGATACATATAGAATTGATATAAATTACACAATAGGGTTTATATCAATAGGGTTTTTTCATTCGTGTAATCATCCTGTAGAAACGCAAGAGGACGATAGAAATATATATTCAAACAGTGGGCATCGTGCCTTATACTTGAGTTTCTACAGAGAGTTTAACTAATTTAACCGTGTGTAGGTTACTGAAAGATAATCCCCTGAATCCATGTAAAGGATAACATGCCCGTCTCCCACCGAAGTAGGGACAGAAGTGACTTCTGTTCTTGCTTCGCTCTGATCCCAAAAAATATAACTATACGAATAATCAACCGCAATTGCTTCGTCTGGCATAGATACGGATATTGAGTTTAAAGCTGCCTTATAGGTCTTTATTCCTGTTTGTTTTACTTCTAACGACGGTAACACTTGTGGTGTACCAAAATTAATAAAAGGATGGACTATATTTTCTGGTACTACATCATTATCACCAAATCCAGTATTAACACTACTAAAAACAACATCATCAGTAGGATTTAAACTTTGTCCGACTTTATCAAGCAACCCTTGAATAATCCCTTTAATATTCCCAAGTCCAGTAATGATTACATCTAAGAAAGTCGGCGTTGCTGTATTTTTAACATCCTGATCAACTAGATTTTCTAAATCATTAGCCCGACCCTGTAAAATATTAATATCCTGATCATTACTATTAATATTTTGCGTGTTGGTATTTATATTCTGAGCATTTGTATTTATACCCTGCCCATTAACCCCAATCGCATTAGAGTTATTATTTATATCAATCCCATTCTGATCAATTGCATTACCATTCTGGTTAATATTTCCACCATTATTATCAATAGCCTGAGAATTATTATTAATATCATTTTTATTCGCTGTAATCGCTGCCTGATTATATGCTATCTGGGCGAATTCCACAAAACTTAAAACCCATGCTCTGATTGCTGAGAATAGAATCCACTTTTGTTTACGGACTCCGATTCCTGAAGGTTGGTTAATTAAAAATCCGTCTTGATTTTCTGTTATCGCTTGTGAATCTTCATATGAATCCTTTTCATATATTTTATTTGCCATGTTAAATCTCCTCTGTTGTCTGTGATACTATTGTAAATCCGTCGTCTGTTGTAAATACGAATCCGTCGTCTGTTATTATTTCCTCGTCAAATAGTGGTAGTGGTTCTGCAAAGAATACTACTTTTGATATTGCCCACATGAAATTTGGTTTATTCTTATATGTTAAAAATTCATATGCTTCTTTTAATTCAATTGGGATTTCTGCAAAGTTGCCGTCTAGCCCTTCAATAATGTATATTAATGGCCATGTCCATGTGTCATCTGGAATTATTAATTTTGGTGGGTCTAATCTACCACCTTCGAAAGAACCAAATACGGTATCAATACCAAAAACAACATCACCGAATACAGTTAAATAATTATTTGCGGGATCACCTGGGCGACCATCTGCAAAAATAGTTGGGACAAAATCTGCTTCGATTTCTGAAAAACCACCGAATACGGAATCTACACCGAAAACTATCTCACCGAATACTGAAGTGAAAACGTCAAATACCGGTTTGGCTTCTGCTATTACTCTTGGATCTTCTCCCGGGACTAATGGCCTTGCAATAACAGGGATTCCAGATAATTCATACATATGGTTCATCCCGTCGAAACTTGCAACCTCTTCACGTGACCATACCGCTTTTAATCTATCTCGCCTTTGAGTGTCCGTTAAAAGCTCCCCAGCTGGTAGTCGGTATGTTTCTTCCCATTCGTTAAATAGTGTCGTTGTAGTGGGGTAGAAATCGGTTACAATAGATTTACCGTCCTGATAATCTCTATTTGCTTGTACTGATAAACCGTCCGAGATTTCACGCATTACACCAGACATCATACCTATCCATGTAAAACCAGTTGGGAATAAGGATTTTAAAGTTTTTTCGATTAAATTATCCATGTGATTATTATAGCATGATAGTGATTATTAAAAAAGATTAGATATATTATCCCTTTATAAACAAAAAACACCCTGTATGTAGCAGGGTGTTAATGAAATACTAAGGAGATATTATGAAAGAAAAATGAATGTAAATAAAGTATACACCAATAATTTAATTATGTATATGAAATATTCGCTTTTGCACGATACCCCGGGTTTAATATATAAATCTCTTCTTGTGGGAATCCCTGTTTAATTAGGTCGATATCGGTAAATCTTCCAGTTTCTCCGACTTGTGCATTAATTGTGTTTTGTGCAACTGTTGTAATTTCGACCTCTTCTACTGCTCCCTGATTACTTGGAGTTAGACCAAGTATATATGGATTTCTGGTTTTGAAATAATTATTAATTGATGCTTCTATTTTAGTTTTTAGTGATGCGGATAATGCGGGTACACCGTCGGTTATTACTACGTCGTAAGTATCGATTAAACTTGCAAATGCTTCGATTCTCTTTTCTGCGTTTGGTAGTAGGTAGGACGACCACATGACGTTTTTACCTGCTGTTAAGTAGTGATCTTCAACGGCTTGTAATTGTGGTGCTGTTGGGATTCCATCTACGTTATCGTCTGCTACGCAAAATAGTTCTATTCTGCCTGGATATATTTGACTAACGTATGGATATGCTCTGGTTATTCCGGGTACTGATATGGTTTCGTTGAAAAACCATGCTGAAGTTCCGATATTTGGAGGGAATGCAGCAAGTTGTATTATTGCAGCACGCCATGACTCTATTGACTCTGGTTCGGTTCCGACGGTATTAATTGCGGATATAACAGCGGTTGAGTTTATACCGGGAATTGTTGTGGTTAATGTTATCTCGTCACCAACTTGCAGTGTTCCCTCTGCTCCGAATTGATTTGCTAAAACTGCAATAGATACCTGACCACCTGAGATTAATCCACCTGTTTTAGTTGAATAGTTAATACCGTTGTCAGCAATCCAACGTGGACCGGTAGATCCAGAACCGACAGTTACACCATCTGAGCCAGTTACAGTTGCCTGTAATTCTGCCTGAGTTCCTTTTCCCCGTGGTCTGTTAACAAGTTGTGCCCAGAATGGTAAACCCACAAATTCGGTTGCGGTTTGGGGAAAACATTCTTTTCTTTGATCGACATTATGTATTTGACAGAGCGTTGCTAGTCCCGCTTGAGCGTTCGCAAGTATCCTATTATATGCCACATCTACAGCGGGCGTGTTTTGATTAGTTTTACTCTCTATATCTGTTAAACTGTTTTGTCTGTTTTCTTGTATGCTTTTTACGTTTACCACTTTGTATTTATCTCCTTAATATCAATTCCCAAACATCGGTGTATATCGAACCGTTGTACCAATCGGCATGTTTCTACTTTCTTTTACTTCTGCACCACCATTAGATTTGTCATTTATGTTTATATCCAGTGTACCAGCTCCACCTGGTCTGTCTGGGTCGTATGATGGTCTTGGGGTTTCTGCGTTTTGATTTACTGCAGTTGGGAATGTTGGTTGTGGTGTTGACGGGGCATTATCTTTAAAATCAACTAAATTATTTCTGATCTCTTCAATTTTTAATGCTCCACCTTTTGCGAGATTGCCGACACCCGGGATATTTGATACCATTTCCAAGAATGCTTGTATTGGTGCTAACAGTGCAGATAGTATAGTTTTACCGATATTTAAAATTCCTGATAAAATACTCCCATCTGTAAATGCTGTTTTGAGATCTCCCCATTTATCAATTAAAAATCCTATTAGTTCTAAAGCTTTATTGATTCCAAAATTAAACCCTTCCGAAATAGCTTTACCTATTTCCACAAACCATGCGCCGATATCTTTTAAAATTGGCGTGAATATTTCTGCCATAAATGCACCGAACATTTTTAATAATTCCCAAGCTTTTTGAACTGGTATCATTAGACCTCTATTAAAGGCTTCTGCTATTGCATACATTCCAGCGACAAAGCCTTCTGTACTAAATGCATCTTTAATTTTACCGAGACTTTTTACTATTTCAATAATACCGGATACTAAGAATCCAATAGGACCAAGTAAGAACATAAACTTTTGACCGACATTTGCGACCCATGTCCACGCTATTTTTAGAGCGCTTGTAACTTTATCCCAGTTCAACGCCATCCAGACTATTGCAGCACCTAGAGCGAAAACAGCGGTTATTATCATTCCAACTGGAGTTGCTGTTAATGCTTTTCCGAAAACCTGTGTTGCAATTGTTAAAATTCCCATTGCAATTGATACCGCTTTAATACCACCGGCGAATGCAAGTAATATTTTCCAGTTTTTGGCTAGGAATCCTATTCCTTTTTTAAGACCGTCAAATACCTTTATTATTGGATTAAGATCTATATTTTGTATTTTAGATATTACGGCTTCTAAATCTATTTTGTCGAATTCGTCCAGAATTTTATTAACTAATGGAGAGATTGAATCGCCTATTTTAGTAAGAGTGTTGTCTAATTTTACTTTCATTTTCTCGAATCGGAATCCAAGAGTGCTTGTCATTTTCTCGAATGCTCTATCTGTTGCACCTGCCGAGTTCTGGACTGCTTCGATTGAATCTTTAAATACTTTCGATCCGTTTTTAGTTAATGCTAAAACTGTATTTAATGCACGTACTGAACCGAATAATTGCGCCATTTTTTCAGAACTTCCACCTGTTGCATCTGAAGCATCTTCTAAGAATTTTTGGAATCCCTTTGTTTTTAATGCTGCTGCTGAGAAATCTAAACCTAATTTTTTTGCAAGTTTTGAAGCTTGTTCTGATGGTTTAATAATATTTGAAAGTGCTGCTTTAACTCCAACAAAGGCTTCTGGGGTCTGAACACCGACTTTTGTTAGTGCTGCAATAGAACCAAATAGTTGATCAGTTGTGACACCTAAAGCCGATGCTATAGGAATAGTTCCACCCATGGATTGTGCCATTTCATCAAAAGTAGTTTTACCGAAATTTTGAGTTGCAAACATTTGATCTGATATTTTGGTTGCATTATCTACAGACATTTCATAAGCGTTTAATATAGAGGTTAATCCATCAACGGCGGTTGCTGTTTCTGTAAATCCTCCGACTGCTGCTTTTGCTGATAATGCGACAAAATCAAGAGCTTTTGCGGAATCTGTTACACCTGCTGAAATTGCCTGATATTGTGCTTCTGCTAATTCAAGTGCTGGAATACCTAAACTACTTGAGAGGTCTAAAAGCTTTTTCCTTTGCATCTCAAAGGACATTGTTGTCGAGTCGGCTATTGTCTCCACTTTTGCCATTGCAGACTGGAAAGCTATATAATTTTTAGTAGCTAGTCCGAAAGTTGCAATCAATGCAGTAAGCCCGATCATAGCAACTCTGTTTATTGACTGATTAACCTTCCCAAATGAACGAGATATCATGGAATTTTTATCTGCCATATTTTGGGCTAGTCTGGAGAAACCACGTTGCATTTTTGATTGAGTTTTTAAAACTTGCGAACCGTCCGACTTGTAATCGGTGTGAATAATAAACCTTCTGCTCATGGGTTTATTATAGCATGATTATTATTTTTAAAAAAGATTGAATAAAATATTGATAAATGTACGTTTTTGTATTAGTATTGTGTATATGAAAGAACGAATAGTTATAGATACTAATTCAGAAAACAAAACTGAGTTAAAGAGATTGGCGAAAAAAGAGGGTTTGACATTATCGGCGTATATGGTGTTGAAGGGTTTGAATAGATTGAAGGATGGGAAGAGTGAATGAGATTGAAATTTATGGGGTAGAGGTTGTTGAGGATAAGCCCGTTATTAGAAGTGAAAGTAAAAGATTTTACAGAAGAGAGATTCTGGGCAGTAGAATGTCCAAAATGTGAAGAAATGATTGATATGAATGAATTACCTGAAGATGGTGATGTTATTTTTTGCGAGCAATGTTTAACAAATATTAAGGTGGGATAATATGGATAATATAAATAGCATAGAGGATTTAGAAATAATTGAAGATAGTAGATATTGTAATAATTGTGGAGCAGAGTTTAAGGATTTGATTTACGATAGAACAGTTGCAAATGGAGAGATTTATCATTGTTCCATTTGCAAAGAAGAACATATCTTTCCTGAAGTAGATGATTTTTTATGAAAATAAAAGAGATGAAAGTTGAGCTATGCCAAAGAATAGAGATAAAAGACTTTGTTGAAAAATGGCATTACTCAAAGTCTATAAATGGCCTTATGTCAGACTATTGCTTTAAGTTGACTTATGATAATAAAATGATTGGAGCTATGATATATGGCCGTGTAGCAATGGCTAATGCATGGAAGAAGTACACATCAAAACCAGAAGATTTAATTGAGCTTAGAAGATTGTGTTGCATAGATGATACGCCAAAGAATACGGAAAGTTATTTTATTGGAAAAACATTAAGATATCTTAAAAATAATACTGATATAAAAACCGTTGTTTCTTATGCTGATACAATGCAAGGCCATGAGGGTATAATATACAAGGCCTCTAATTTTAAATACTTAGGATTAACAGCAAAAGGGAAAGTCATAATGCATGGTGAAAAACAATATCATGATAAAGCTGTAAGAACTATGTATAAAGGAAAATTAAAACCATTTGCATCAAGATTAAAGGAGGCACTAGAAAACGGAACCGCTTATTACAAGAAAACAACTGGGAAGCATATTTATATATTTAATATTGAAAAGAAATACTATAGGAGAGGTTAACAAAAAAAAAGGAGCAATCAAGCTCCTTTTTATTTCTTCTTATCCCCAAACATAGCATCATGTTTCTTCTGGTCAATTTCATTTGCTGTATTTGCCATTTCGTAATCTAGGGCTAAATCGTCCCATGATTTGCGTTTTACATACCAAGATGGTAAAACCTGGAATCGGGTACATACTACAAATACCCAATTAAGGACTAATTGAAAAAGTAACCCGCTATGAATTTAAGATCCTGCATGTCTCCTACTTCTAGATTACTAAATATTTCATCGTTTGAAATTCCAGACATTGCCATAATTACTCTTTCGGCTTTTATATCGTCCATTGTTCCGAAATTGATTTCTTTTAATTGTACGGATTGAGTTTTATTTTTATCATTAGTCCATTTGATACTTTTTACTGTTGCCATTGTAACTTTACCGAATGAAATTTCCTCAGTAACAATAGCCTGATCTCCACCTGTCATAACAGGTTCGTTTAATTTTAACACTATTTTATTTGTATCGTCGTTAAAGCTGATTTTACCAGACATTATTTTGCTGATAAATACATCCGCATCGACTCTTTCCTGTTGAATGTGTACCGGCATATTGTTCATTTCAACGGTCATTTTTTGCTCGACTACTTCCATAGAGATATTAAACCCGAAATATTTAGTAATTCTGTTTAATTCTGCGATTGCTGATTCTCTTGATAATACATTTTCATTGTCCATGATGAATTCCTTGTGTTTTTTATTCCCTTATAACAAAAAAAGGGTAACTAATATTACACTAGTTACCCTAAAATTAAAAGACTTAAGTCCAATACCCGTCATTAGGGTGTACAGAGTAGGCGACTTTACCCTCTCTGATTGTAGACATTCCGTCGGCTGCATTATCTGGAAGAACCATTGCTCCACCTGCTGCTACTGATTCATAACCATCTGCAAAAATTACAGAACAAGATACCGGAGTACCTTCTCCACATAATTTCATTGCATCGTCTAAAGATTTGAGAGTACCTTCAACATGACTAACCCTCTCTTCTAATCCTGACATTACACCAGTGGCAACATCGACTATAAAAACAGGTTTACCATTATTGGTTTCCTGTTTTTCAGAAATATATCGACCGCCTTTTGTATATGCAGGGTCATTATCACCTGATAAAGTACGCTCTAAACCGTTAACTATGAATTTTCTTATTGCTCCATGTACTGACATATTTTACCTCCCTTTATCCTGCGATTATGATATTGACCGCTGTTTGATCTGTGTCAATTTGAATACCACCAACATTAATTCTATTGTTTCCTGATAATATTACAGGGATAACAAAATCAAATCTGTCTGCGTTACTATCTGATGGAGTAACTGTTGTATTATTAAGAGTAAATAATGCTACGAATATCCATGCTTCTTTTTCTAGTTGACTTGTAACTAATGCCAATCCAGCGTTTAGAACACTTGCGTCAATTGCGTTTGCACTCTGTTTAGTTGCTGCAATACTATTTACAATTGCTCGACCTTTATTATCGTCACCGTTGATATAAATAGCGTAAAGGTTTTGGATGTTCCACGCTTTCCATCTGTTAACCTGGAATTTAAACGGTGCATTTTGATTACTTTGTGGTTGCCAGTAACTGGTCATATCACCAATTTTCGCTAAATTATCAGCAAACATAATTGGAGTTATACCAGCTTTAACGGCTAGATCTCTGTTATCGTATGCTTTGCCACCTTCTTTATACATTGCCCAATCTTCTTTTGGATCTAATGGTCCATATAATTCAGATAGACCTAAATGTGTATAAGCTCTGGCAGATTCAAACATTGATGATACTTCCATAACGCCGGAAACATAAGCTGCGATTTCATAACCAAGTTCTGGATAATCTGGAGCTTCTAGTCTAACATTGGCGCAATCATTCTCTCGACCATCTGCTAATGCTAGTGCTGCAACTAATCCAGCGTTACCACCTGCAGTGTCACATGTAAAGATTGATAGTGGTCTATAATCTCTAGGGTCGTATTGTCCTGTTTGATCGTTAGGATTGCCAACTGTTACGGAACCGCTATCAAGTGCCAATTCTGCTTCGTATGGTTGTATAACAGATGTATGCCATGGTGTTGTCTCGGCAATTACATAATTCCATAAATCTGCTAAATCGGATGATCCTGCACCGGCTAAAGTACTTGCAATATCTACAGTCATATCTGCTGGTAATAAATCAGATTCTTTTTGATTTACTGTTACACTTAATTTAGATGTTGTAATATCTGCGGTTTTAGCAACTATTGTTACAACTCCGAGAGCTACAGTAGCAGTAAAAGGTAGATTTGCATTTGCATTTATAGCATCGTTTAATAATTGCGCTATAGCATCTGGGGTATCACCTGAACTGACTCCGATTTGGATTACATCGTCTAATAGATAAGATCCTACACGGAAAATATAAGAACCTGAACTTGTTGCATCTACTGCAAATGTAATAGTTTTGGTTTCTTTAGCTCCACCACTCGCTGCATCTAATGCTAAACAGGTTAGAGGTATTTGACCACCTGCACCTTTGAAATGATATATAGCCATTCTGTGTAATTGAAAACCGAACCCGAAAGTCTCGCCAGCTTGTTTTGCTGTTAAAATTGGATAGGCTTGTCCCGGTACTATTTCGGTTTTAAGTGGGTCATATCCACCAGCTAATAATTTATCAGCTTGCAAAAATGCTTTTAATACGCCAAATATAGCTTCAATAGTAAATGCTGTAAATATTGATGCCACGGCGTTATTTGGTAAACTTGCCATTATTTTGCTCCTTTTTTTATATTGGGTTTGTTGTGTCGGTTTGTATATTGTCCGACCCGTCGAATGCTACGCCTAATTCTTCATTAATTGCAGCTTCGTCTAATTTAAATTTAAACTCTGATCTATAAATACAGGAACCACGGTCTGAAATTGTCGCACCTTGTGGGGTAAATTTCTGTATTGATTGCGGATATTTGTTTGCTCCGATATCTAAATCCGTTCCGTAAGATTTCTCAATTCCTTCACTTGGTGATCCTTCGGCTTCTCGCCTGTCCATGATTGCACGAAAGGCACAGATTGTTAAAACTTGTCCTCTTTTTTGCGCTTCTCTGACAGATGAATTATATCCCTCGGGATTATCCTCGTTTTTAAGTGGCGCTCCGAAACCGTATTGGTCTACTCTAATAATAGAATCGGATTGTTGTGTTTCTGTTGCCGATCCACCAGACTCTGAAAATGTAATACTAGGAGAATAAACAGCAATTGCACCCTGTAAATCGGAACCGTCAAAAAATCCTTCAGGTGGTTCAAAATCGATAAATTTAATTTTATTAATGTCTGCGTCGATTTCTTCACTAACTATTTTTTGATTTATTATGAATTTAATTTTATTCATAATCGGTGTTTGTAATGCAAAAACTTTCATTATGTTAAATCCCCCCATTCAGTATCGTCTGGTTTACTTTTTGTAATAAAAAATAAATCCCCTGGTAATTGGTTGTCATGTTTTGGGATCTCTAACACATAATCAGCGGGTGCTGTGTATGCATTCGGTGAACCCGTCATTGTCCAACTATTATCGGGGGCTATTCCGAGATTAAAAAGCGTATCTTTGTCAAAATAGATAGATGATTTTGCACCCATAATTGGATCATTTAAATTATCTATTTTTAAAACATGCTCGACATCGTTCCAGATTGGGGTTAATCCCTCGTAAATAGTCCCCTGTTTATCAGTTAATGTAACTGTTACAGAAAAGGGTACTACGATTTTTTTAGTCAATCTGGCGTGTTTGTCGAGCAAGTTCATGTTATTTTTCCAACTCCGCTTTTTTCGCTTCGATTAGTGCGGATAAATCTTTACCAGATGTTCTATCGGTAAATTCAATTTCCAATTCACCAGCTTCTTTTTCAAGAGTTATTCGAGCGTCAGATTTACCTTTTTCTTTTGGCTCAACTATTTCCGGCTTATTATCAACAACTATCTTTCTGAGTTTAAGACCTGGAATATTTTTTTCCATAACCTTTAAATCACCTGGGGTTAATTTTAAATATTCGTCTTTAGATTCGATTTTACCGCCTCTAAGACCTTTTTTACTGAACGTTCTATTTGGTATTAAATACATTTATTTTCTCCCTATACTGTTGTTTCTGTGTCGATTGTAGACGTAATATCTAAAACTTCGGGGGCATAAATTGGGGCATGTTGTGTAGATGCACCAAAACCATCATCTTGACCAAGAGGGTAAAGGTTGACCATCATTGTCTCTGTTGGAATTCCAGAATTACCGATAGTTAAACCTGCTATTGCTGGAACTTGTATTATTCCTTTTTTACCAATAGCTTCAGTCATAATGCTGTCTTTTGGCGGTACTTTAGTTCCAGGACCATAGTATGCTCTATAGTATGATGGGTCAAAAAGTCCTACACATATAGTTTCGCCTTTTATCCATGATTCAAAATTTGAACTTGAATCATCTTCTATGGTGTCGTAACCCTCAGGAAGAGTAAAAAGGTGTACTTTTACATTTCCAAACTCTTCACCTCTTAACCAACCACCGTACTCCATACCATTGTTAATTAAGAAACTAAATGGCTTTGGTTCGCCATTATCTGGGTTAAAGTTGTAAGTGTTGTTTAATTTATTAACGTCTGGACCTTCTCCTGGTCTTTGGTCTCTGTAAATAGCTCTTAAATTTGTCATTGCAGAATCAGATAAAAAAGCATATCTAAGTTTATTATTATTAATCTGAGAATGTTTTCTAATTGCTTTAAAAGCTAATGCAATATCTGTCCAAGGTTTTGCATTAGCAGCATCTGACCATGCAGCTGTTACTGTTCTATTTCCAAGAGCGGCAGATCTAGGGAATACTAGTTTTGTATCACCCTGGAAGTTGTCTTTAATTTCCATTTCAGAATCAAAGTGGGATTGTTGACATAATTGCTCGTTTTTTCTAATAACACGGCAAATCATATCAAGAGATAATTTCATAAACCAGTAACGACGTCTAAATCTTTTTCGTTCGCCTTTATCTCCACCTGAAACTCTTTCCGGTTCACCTTGGATTCTTTTGTTTAAGGTTCCTTCAGGTAGTGCCATTTTTTGTTCTATTAAAGCAAATAAATAATCATCTGCACCAGAGATCCCAGGTCTAATAGTGTTATTATCTGCACTTGATCCAGAACCGACTAGACGTCTAACTAATGGGGCAACCTTTTCATTACCCTTAAAAAGTTCTACGGTAATTTGATCTGAAGCCATATCAATTATGGCTTGTTGTAAATTATACATTGCTAAAAATGGAGTTGCAATTCTCGCAAGTTTTGCACTCTGATTCATTTGGCTATTCATTACGAATCTAGTTGTTGTAATTGTACTTGACATATTAAACGTCCTCCCCTGCTACTTGAATTGCATTAGTTCCACCTTGAACTATGATTCTGTTGTTTTCTAAGATGTTAAATAAATAATCATCTAAAGTTAAACCGGCGCCAACTAACATATCATCATTGATTCCGCCTGTTATTCCTGCTGGTGCTGTTACGTCTCCACCTGATGGGTCGGCATCTGCTAAAAGAATTCTCCATCCAGTTTCTAATACACCTCTGTCTGCATCAAGTGCAGCTCTATATTTACCAGCATCAAATACTAAAACCTGACCTTTTAATAAAGCTCCAGCTCCAGTAATTAAGGAATCTTTATATCTATAATCAACGTCATGTACTGCAAACATTAATTCATTGTAATTTAATCTTGTTTGTGGTGCCATTATTTCGCCTCCAGTTTTGGTAATTCAACGCCCATCATTTCGGACATTTCTTTTATATCTGCTTCTGCTGTTAATTCCTCTGAATCTGGAACTACAGGTGTAACAGGTGGTACAGTTTCTTCACTGTTATTTTCCTGAATACCTGCAGCTGCTAATCTTGCAGTCTCCGCATCCATTAATGCAATAGTAAAATCAGAACTTGCTGTTGCTCCCTCTTTTGCCATTTCCTCATTAATCATTGTTACCTGATTTGGGAATTTTGCTAATAGTGGGGTGAACCCTGCTTTTCTGTTTGTTTCTGCTGTTGCTTTTGCGTCTCGCTCTGTTAAAGTAGCGTTAAAAGATTCGCTTGCACTTGCTACTGCTTTTGTAGCTATATCAGAACCGAACTTTTCTAATGCTTCTTCTGACATTGTAATATCTGCCATTTGTTCCTCCGTTTTAATTTTTGGTTTATCATCAATAGCGGTGGTGTCCCGGCTATCATCTTCTAAAATAGAATCTGTCATTTCGTTTTGTATTCCGTCAATCATTCCTACTTCAAGGGCTTCACGTGCTAACAATGTTGCACCTTTTCCGTATGTTTTTCTAACGTTTTCGGGGGTGGTGTTCCGCCCGTCTGCTACAAAAAAAGTAAATATATCTTCCATTTTAGTTGTATGTGCTTTTAATCTTAACCGATCCTCTTTTTTTGATGGATCAATTGTTTTAAAGGGTGCATTGTCAGAGACTATTGTATATTTAACAATTCCTGATGCTCTGTCTTTTGCGGTTGTATCTGTTATAACCATTTTTACACCTAATGATCCAGATTCACACAACTCACCCTCTGCTTCAAATATATCACATTGTGAGCCTAAAAACAAACCTGCAGAACAAGCCTGCCCGTGGATTATGCCTTTTGTCGGTTTTTTTGCGTTTTTTATTGCTAATGCGGTTTTCTCTAATCCAACTAAATAACCGCCAGGAGTATCGAAATGCAGTTCATGTCCTTTTACTTCTGGATCGGCTTCACCTTTTGCTATTGAATCCATAATTTCAGAATAAGCGGTAACTTCCATGCCAAACATAATAGCGCATGGGTCTATTTTTGGCTGTAAAACTCCGACGATATTAATATGGCTAATTCCTGATTCATCTATATTAAAAGATTCCTTTTGACTATCCCGTGCATCTGAAATTAACTGAATAGTGTTTTTAACTTCATCGGCTGCCATATCTCCACGCATTAAGGATATATTGTTCATATGGGAAATATAGGCGTTTAATTCGGGTTCGTTCATGCAAAATAGTAATCTAGGCATTCTCGGGTATCTCCTTTTTATCTTTTTTAATCGGTTCAATTATCTCGGGTGGGAAAACTTTTTTCTTTAATTGTTGTTCTATCATTGCCCGTTCGGCGTTCTCTTCAAATGATGTGCCGTTCATTTTTTGCGCTTCAAGCTCTCCGTTTGTTAATAGGTTACTAATATTTAAATCTGCTGCTTTCGCTTCTTGTAGAGGGTTCAGTGACGGTTTAGCTGGTGTAACTACCGACATGCTAGACCATGCGTATCTTTTTTTAAGATCTTCCCAACCAGCACAAATTATTTCACCTGATGCGACTTTTCCGTTTAACCAAATTGGATATAATACTTTTGACCAGTCACTAGCGAATTGATCTTTGTAATATTCGATGCCTGTTTTCCATGATAGATCGATTACACCTTTTGATGCATTATAACTGCCGTCTAAGCGCTGTTTAACTAATACTACGCTGATTCCGTAAGTTCCTGTGTATGTGAATTCTAAGTTTTTTTCGATAAATAGAGGGATGTTTAAATTTGGTCTGGATGTTGTGTGTTCTGTAAATTTATAACCGGGTGTGAAATTTTGTAGAACAATTGCACCGCCGTTGATTTCTCTTTTTTCGTATCCTGGTGGTTTATATTCTGGTAATGCTCCGATACTGGACGGATTATCTACCCAACTAGTACCCATTTTATCAAGATCGCCCTGGTTACCGCCTGGTTGAGCGTTACTGTCTGCTGTAACTGAACCCATAACAGACGCTGATAATCTTGCTGATTGCATTTCGAATTTCTTTAGATCTGTTGTGTTCATGAATTCGTGCCATGCATAACAAGAGTCTGGGAGTCCTCTTTTCTGTCCTGGTTCTGTTTGTACAAAGCCGTGGATTATTTGAGTGAATCCGTTTTTATTTTTAAATGGAACTCTGATATATGGTTCACCAAATTTAGTTGGTGCTAAAAATATAGCAATTTCCTGATCTTTGTTGTTAAACTCAATACCTTTTTCGATGTAGTTACCTTTTGCGGTGATATCGTCGTGATAACTTGCATAAGATACATTTACTATTTGACCACATGAATTATTTGTTTGGATGTTGTAATAATAATTACCGTATGCGAAATGTGGTGACTGTATTTGTAAAGGGTTAAATAGTTGTACTGAAACATTTGTTGGTCGTTCGGGGTCGTTGTTATATGCTCTGGTAACTGCGAAAAATTCACCTATTGATAAATATTGTTTTAATGCCATGTCTCCAAGTTGATCATAAGAATTTTTTAATGATTCATCCCATGACTTTAATTCTCTGTCCTGTCTAAATAGTGCTTCGGTTTCGGCGCTCCATTTATTGGCTTGTTCTGCTGTGATTCCTAATACTCGACGGTTTGGGTGTGATTGCATTCTTGGTGCGTATAGTTGACGTTGGATAAAAGTCTGTATTGCTCTTAATTCCATAGATGATTTAGACTGTGATATTGCTTTTTCTTGGACTTCTTCGTGATCTGCCAAGTTTGCAGCGTCGTAATGTGCTGCTGATATATTTAATTCTTCTGAATTATTGTTATTTGATTTGCTGTGATTTGGATAATATGCAGCTTCGAATTTGTGCATAGTGTCGGCTGCAGCTGTTAATTTTTTATTATCTCGTTTGGATAAACCTCGAGTATTTCCGACCAGTCCATTAGTGGGTGAATAGCCGAATCCGTACTTATGTAATGTGTTTGACGCTTTATTTACGTTTCGTTTAGCCATGTTCCATATTTGTTTTTCTAACATCCACTACTCCCAAAATCAATTACTGAAGGTGGATTAAACTCATAATAACAAGTCGGATTCTGGTTTTTTAACATTGTTAAATATCTCTCTAATTGCTCTCTTTGTGACCGAATAGAGACTTTAAAAGAGTGCTTCGATTGACTGGTGTCTAACTCAGAACTAGTAACGGCGTCGTCAAGTTCTGTCATGAGTGATTTTATCTTTGTTATTAATTCTTCGTCTGTAAATAATCCCATAGTTTATAATACTCCTATTTTTGTTTTTTTTCAAGACAGTAATATTTCCCATAATCGGGCGTGTTTTTCTGCTAGTTCTATCATTGTTACTTTTGGGATTCCAAAATAATTATATGCCCATTTCCAGAATTCCCTCTCGTTCGTGGTTTCCTCTTCGTTTGCAATAGATCTTTCATACATAAATACGTTTTTGGCTTGTTTGGCGTATAATGCACAGTCAAAAGTTTCGTTTGATCGGCCCCCTGCATCCCATTCGTAATGATCGTGTTTACCGTGTTTGATTACTGATATAGGCCGTTCTGTCGTTAATTGTTCAAAATATTTGGCCTCTAAATCGTGGGGAAACATCATGTATCCAGCGGGGTATTCCTCTGTCATTGGGTCCTGTCTTAATCCTAGCGTGTTGTATAAATCTCTTTTGAGTGAGTTGTTATTTAATTCATATAGGGGGAGTGGTCCACCATTCCCAGATTGATATCCTGATAAATCTATTTTATTAAATACGCCTTTTCGAGTTTTCCCGATTCCCATAACAGGGAAAATATTTAATCCACGGTTGCAAAATTTCTTTACTTGGTCTGTTTGGTGTCTGGAGTCAATAAATGTCATAGTTGGAGCGATTGGGAAAACGTCTTTTTTTATCATTTTCTTAAATTTTGCAAATGCTCCTGATCTATAATCCGTTACATCTCCATAAATTATATAATGATCTATTAACCACTCTCTATCATTTAGGCCATATCCCCATAAACTAGCTTCTATTCTGGATTCTTTACCTTTGACCCATTTACCGTCTCTTTTGTTTCCGGCCTGTACATCTGCACCAAGCATTGTAAATAGTGGGGTTCCTTCTTTTTGACTTGGTAACTGTCCTTTCTTATAGGTTCCTTTTAAAATATGACACGTTTCTGCTGGTGGTGCTTCTGAATAATCAGAGAATGGTTCCCCCAGTCTAAGGTTTACAAAAGCTTGCATCTCTTCAGAGTCGTTCAGTGCTGAAACAAATTCTTTTGCTAACTGATACCAAGTGTCGAACCCTGGACCCGCATACATGGCCGAAAACTGATAAGATTTCGTTAAAGGCTCCGCTTTATCTACATTGTGAGGTATCCACTTTGCTGTACCGCCTAATTCTTCACATAATAAAAAGTCTGGTTTTTGCTCTTCTTTGATGTGGTAATTACAATTTTTATCTTGGCATTCATAATAAACTGAGTCCTCGATTACATGGCCATGTTCGTCTTTATTGTATTTTAAATGTTTCCAAATTAACCGCTGTGAGTGGCCACAATCTGGACACTCGATATAATAATATCGCTGGTCCCCTTTTAAGAACTCTGTCCAGATGTGAGAATTATCCTTATATATTGGGGTTGAGATATCTAAAATTTTACGCCTACCTGAGAAGGTCATTGATCTAATAAACGCTACTTTTTTAACGTTACCTTGCCCACCACCTTTTTGAGCTGTTAAAACTAACTCTTCAGCATCTTCTATACAAATTATTTGATAAGATTGATTTCTTAACTGGTTTAATTGTGCAAATGTAATTATATCAAGTTTTCCACCTACCCATGATTTACGACCAATAGCGTCACCGTTTCCACCGTGCTGGCTATTTTTCTTATAGGAAGACTTTAATTTTAATCCTGACGAATCTATCATAGGACCTAATCTGGTTTCATCCCATTTCTTTAAAAACTCATTTGTTGGGACCATACAAAGAACGGGACCTGGATCTTCGGCAATTTTAAAAAGTATCAAGTTTTCAGTACTACCAGCCGTGGCCCCCATTTGACCGGCTTTGCAAATATTTACAATTTCAGTAACATCTTGAGGGCTTAACACCATCGCTATTTCATACATGTATGAGGATTTTGCAAATTTATATTTACCTGGAAATGGTGAAGTTTTTGGAAGGACTCTAATCCTTTCGGCTGTCTCCACTACATTTGAGGTTATTTTTGTAGTAGGTAAAGAAAGTAATTGTTTTTCTAACCATTCCAAATCTTGCAAGTGTGGTCTTTTTATTTTTAAATATTTAGTATTACTCATCTATAGAACTCTTAACGTCTCGTTTATATTTTGCGATCTCTTTGTTTATTAGTTCTATTGCTTCTGATATTGCTTCCATTGCTGGTTTTCTTGCGAGGTCTGTTAAATCTGTTTTTGATTTACCGGCTTTAATTCCTGATGAAATTTCATCTATCCAGGAACGAGGTTGGTCTAGTAAGTTTTGATTTACGGCCATTAAATAACCTATACAGACTTGACCGATAGTTTGAAGTTCTGCCAATTCTGCTCGAGCCTTTTTTAATTCCATTTCAGCCTTTTCAGATTTATATATTTCACTTTTACATTTTGCAATAGTAGATTTTCTCTGCAGATCGCTTAACTCTTCATCTTTCGGTTTTTCAGGTGGTGGATCAATTACTATTTCTTTTTTCTCTTTAGATTTTGGCTTTGGGGTTTTAACTGGAACTTTTTTAACCGGGACTTTTTTATTTTTTAATTTTTCCAATTCTTCAGGTATTACTTTATGCGAATATTTTTTAATGAATCCAGAATCATCAATATCAACTTTTCCATCATCTGTAAAAAAGCTGTAAAAATCTTTTCCTGCTAAGTGACGTTTCCACATTTGAGAAAAGACAGATTCATTTATTCCTGTAATTTTATGTAATTTATATCTAGTAATAATCATATAGGTAAAGTATAGCATTTTAAATATGTGTTGGTCAATTTTTACTTTACTTTACTTTTTATTAACTCAGAATTTTTACAACACGCTGCGCAAATCGACC